CGGGTCGTCGCTGGTTGCCATTGCCGGCGCGTTGCTGATCACTGGGTGCCTCCGTTGCTCGCTTGCTGATACAGCAATAGTATCACCTGGGGTGCGCCAACGCAAACGGTTACGCGCATTTATCGAATGGGGTTTACCAGTCCCCGTATGTGCACACGCCTTCGGCACGGTGTGCGGCACTGGCGAAATGCGCGACCCGGGCTCGCTCATCTTGCTGAGCCTGCAGGCGCTTGCGATCGGCGCCGGCCCACGCAACGGGGGCAGCGCCGGCCAGCAGCTCGTCGCACCGCGGGCACCCGGGGGTTTTCCGGCCGAACACGGGCCCGTCGCAGGTGTGCTGTGTGGTGGTGCTGGGTGCCGGCTTTGCCCATGCCATGATGTACCCCTTGCCGTTGATCGCTTGCTGATACAGCAACAGGTTTGCGTGATTTTTTTCGATCAGGCCAGGTGCAGTGCGAAGTGCTCCAGGACGGGCAGCGCTTCCGCCGGCGGGTAGTCCGCGCACGATGCCAGGTACCACCCGTAATCGGGGGTCTGCTGCAGGGTGTCGAAGTACAGTGCCAGATCGTAAAGCCAGGGCATCACGGTTACCTGTACCGGCCGGCCCGTCTCCGTGGCCATCTGGGCATAGTCCCTGACGATATCGACGATCCTGCCGATTGGTGCGATTGCACCTTGTACGCGACGGGTGGCCACAGCGAACTCGACCGTGCGCGTGGAGTAGATGGTTTCCATGATAATCCCCTAACCGTTGCTCGCTTGCTGATACAGCTAATCTATCGCTCTGGGTGCGCTAGCGCAACCTGTTTGACGAAAATACCGACCGGGTCTTCTAGCGATGGGCCATCACCACAGCGTTTACGTGACGCTGCTCACCGATGCCGGCCGTAGCTTCGTACACATCCTGGGGGTAAACATCCAGCATGTGGAGCGCTTCGCTCAAAGGTGCGAAGTATGCTTTGGGGAGAAACGCGTACACCTCGCTGCCCCAGTCGATCCCGTACGCTAGCGCCTGGGCGGCCAGCGCAACCGGTGTAATGGCCCCGGGCTGGCCCATGCGCTGCTCGTAGGGGGCCAGCACCGTACCCAGCTCAACAAGCCCGTAGCGCGCGGACAGGATCAGCACGCGCCCATCTGTAGCGCCGGCCTCAGCAAGCGCTGTGGCCAGCGTGTGCTTAAACATCGCACCCGTGTACAGATCACGGGCCGGCGCCGGCCGATCAAGCTTGCCGGCCCCGCACGGGATCACGTAGGTAATCACCGGGCCATCCAAGCTAGGGCTGCAGCGCGCTTGCGATCACAGCACCCGTTGCACACACCCTGGCCGCTATCAGCCCAGATCTGGGTGGCCGGCGCGCTAGCGCACACTTCGCAGATCTCCCGGGCTCGTAGCGCGTTACGCACCCATGCCGGCTTGCCGGCCGGTGCCACCGTGTCGCTTGCTCGCTCGCTCATACAGCTACCATACCGGCAAACCCCCGGTGCGCGCAACCGAAACCAGCAAGCAACCCACCTGGGCTTGCCGGCCAACCCCAAACCCCCCACACCCACAGCACCCCCCCCGCAGCACACCCACCACCCCCCACCGTGTGCGCACCCACGCGCGTATCACACATCACCAGGCCACGCAACCCCCAGCACCATGCAACCCCAGCACCATGCAACCCCAGCACCATGCAACCGCAGGCACCCACCCCGGCGCACCGGAACCGCACACACTGAAAGCGCACGAGCCACAACCACACCGACCATCGTTCATTTGTTTGAATTTGTAAAAACGGCAGCGGGCGAACGATAGCGGTGGCGCGCAATTTTCTGGTTCCCGGGATCCCCGGGGGAACGTTCACTTTCCGTGAACACCATGTTCAGTCACGCCGATCCACCTGGGGGTGCATCATGCCGAGGGGACGTTCCATCCAGACCCGTGAACGGGACGCGAAGGCGGTGGACCTGCGGCGTAACGGCCTCACCCACCGGCAGATCGCCGAGCAGCTCGGCTACAAGAGCCCGGCGTCTGTGCATGAGGCGATCTCGCGCGGGCTGAAGGACTGCTACGGGGAGTCCGCGGGTGAGCTGTTCAAGATCCAGATGGACCGGCTCGACGCGTACCGGCGTGCCGCGCTGCGGGTGCTGACCGCCAAGCACATCGCGCACAGCAACGGCCGGGTGGTCATCGACCCCCGGAGCCAGCAGCCTGTCGCGGACCACATGCCGGTCCTGCATGCCCTGGACCGCCTGGTCCGGATCGAACAGGAAGTTGCCAAGCTCAACGACCTGTACCCGGCCGCCAAGAGCAGGGTCGAGGTCATCACCCGGGACCAGGTCGAAGAGTCGATCACCGCACTCGAAAGGGAGCTGGCTGCCAATGACCCGGCCGGTCATCCAGGCGCCGCCTGACCGGCTCGCGTACCTGCGTGAACTCCAGGTACGCAAAGAGAAGCAGGATGCGGAGCGGCTCGCCCGGGCGGACGCGTTCGCGCTGATCGGGTACGAGCCGATCTGCAAGCCCCGCGTTCTCGCACAGCAGGCCCGGGACCGCGGCGAGGATGCCGTGGTCCCGGAGCCGTGCGGGGAGTGCCCGCAGGAACTGTTCCACCGGGCCACCGAGGACGCCGTCTTGTACGGCGGCGCTGCGGGCGGCGGTAAGAGCGCAGCTCTCGTAGCTGAAACGCTCAAAGTAGTGACCCGGTATCCCGGCATCCGTATCCTTCTGCTCAGGCGCTCGTATGACGAGCTGGCCGAGTCGATCTATCCGGAGTACCGGCGGTTCGACTGGGGTGCTGCCCTGGGCGGCAAGTGGCATTCCACGGACAAGGAAATTTCATTCCCGAATTCGAGCCTGATCCGGCTCCGGTACATGGAGACCGCTGACGACGCATCCCGCCGGCAAGGGGGCGCCTACCAGCTCCTGTGCGTTGACGAGCTCAGTCTCATGCCTCCCGGTGTCGTGGCGACGATCGTCAACGAGCGGCTGAGGTCCGCGCACGGAATCCCTGTCCTCGGGGTGCGTGCCTCGTCCAACCCGGGCGGCGCGTCGCACGGCGAGGTGAAGTCCCGGTATGTGGACGCGACCGAGAACGGCGCGAAAGTCCACACCGATGACAACGGGCTCACCACCCGGTTCATCAAAGCCCGCGCGACCGACAACCCGTTCCTGGACGAGGCGTACTACCGCAGGCTGGACTCCATCCCCGACCCGGCCCGCCGCGCCGCGATGCGCGACGGCGACTGGGGGCAGTTCGCCGGCCAGATGTTCCCGGAGCTTCGGTGGGAGCGGCACACATGCGACCCGATCACGCTGCCGGCCAGCTGGAAACGGTACATGGGCGTCGACTGGGGCTATGCCAAACCGTGGGCGGTCGTCTGGATTGCAGTCGACGATGGGCGGCTGTGGATGTACCGGGAAGAGTACGGGGCCGGGGTCGGGGAAACCGAGCAGGCGCTGCGGATCCTCGCCGCGGAGGAAGACCACGAGTACATCGCCGTCCGTTACGGGGATGACGCCATGTGGACGAAATTGGGTGACGCGAAGCCGATCGCGGACGTGTACGCGGAGAACGGCGTCCACCTGACCCCGGCGGGGAAGGGGACGGTTACCCGGATCCAGGGGTGGCAGCGGTGGCACTCCTACATGGAGGAAGCCCCCGCCTGCCCGATGCACCGGGCGCCCCCGTGGGAGTGGGAGACATGCCCGAAGGTGCACATTTTCCGGACCCTGCCGAAGCTGTGGTGGGAAATGTCGAACCTCCCGCACGCCACGCGGGGAAACCCGGAGGACGCCAACTCCGAGGCCCCGGACCATGCGTGCTTGACAGCGGGAACCCTGGTAGAGACCGCGGCCGGGCCTGTGCCGATCGAGCAGGTAACCCGCGGATGCCTTGTCTGGACGAGGCGCGGGCTGCGCAAGGTTGCTGCTGCTGGCCTGACCGCCCGGAACGCCCCGACCGGCACGGTAGTGCTGTCGAATGGCACTATCTTGCGCGGTACCGCGAACCACCCGGTCTGGGTGGAGACACGCGGTTGGATACGTTTGGACGCACTGCGTTATGCGGATATTATTTCGACATGGCCAGAAGTGAGAGCATTGTCTTCAACGGCATCACTTTCCGCCGGTATCCGGACTCCGGGCGGCGTACCGATCGTGTCTACTTCACTCCAGGCATCTACCACCGGCAGTGCGGCGTCGGGCGGCTCCACCAGGAAATCTGGAAGCAGGAACACGGGCCGATCCCGGACGGGTACCACGTCCACCACAAGGACGAGAACCCGCTCAACAACGATCCCGGCAACCTGGCCTGCATCCCAGGGCCAGAGCACGTATCCGAGCACATGGCCGAACGAGACCAGCGGTCACCGCGGCACCTCGCCCACCTGGAAGCTATCCGTCCGCTCGCCGCTGAATGGCACCGCAGCGAAGAAGGCCGTGCGTGGCACCAGGAACACGGCAGGAAGGTTGCAGCTGACTGGCAGGCCAAGCAGCTGGCGTGCGAGCAATGCGGTACGTCTTACGAATCCATGTCGCGAGCTCCCCAGCGATTCTGCTCTGCTAACTGCAGGGCCCAGTGGCGCAGGGAATCCGGCGTGGATGACGAACAGCGAATCTGTCCTGCCTGCGGCGGCGGATTCACGGTCAACAGATACGCCAAGGCCCGGTGCTGCACCCGTAAGTGTGCTTGGGTGTTTCGCCGCAGACAGCAGGCCGCATGACGTCTACAACCTTTCTGTCGAAGACGCGCACGAGTTTTACGCCAATGGCGTGCTCGTGCACAACTGTGACGCCTCACGCTACGTGCTGATTAACATCGGCGGGGAACCCAGGTTCCATTTCCCGGCAGCGGACCCGGCGGCGGGCCTGCCGCGGCTGATCGTCCCCAGTGCGGCCGGCACCAGGGATTACGAGGGGCCGCCGCTGCCGGCGATGATCGGCGGGTTCCCGGTGCTGCGCGGCGATGACCCGTGGCACAGCCTCCTCGGATGAGTTGCCCCCGGCGGGTTTAAAGAAAGGCCTGTGGTGGTACCGGTCAGGTCTTGTAGAGGTCACGGTACTGCTGCAGGCCGGCTGTGAGCCACTGCGCATGATCGTTGCCGCCGTGCGCGGCGGCGGCCGCGATAGCCCGCTCGTAGTCCGCCTCTACCGGGGGTCCGGCTGGTTCACAGCTGCCTTTCCCGGTACTGGTCGACGGTGATGGACGGCCTGACGCGCCGGCGGGTGATCACCCGGCCGCAGGAGCACCGGAGCAGTTCGGCGTTGATGACGCCGTTCCACGCGATCGGCAGGTAGAACACGGCCTGGTGCCCGCGTGACCGGCACCAGGGCCACAGCAGCCAGCGGCGCAACGACCAGTTGTCGATCAGGATCACGTCCCCCACGGCAGCCAAGTCTGTCACAAGCGGTGCACGGGGGGTGGCTGGCTGTGGCGGTACTGGATGTGCTGCGCCGCAGGCGCCCCGGGGTCCGGGAGGAAATCCGGGAGCTGCGCGCCGAGCTCAACGAGGCGAAGGCTAAAGCGAAGCCGCTGCCGGAGCCGGACACGCCCCCGGGTGTGAACGTCCAGCGGCGCGGCTACGAATACGGGGCATCACTGCTGGCCAGCAGTCCGTCCGCGCAGCTGGCGCAGAGTGCTGAACGCCTGCAGATCCTGAATCAGCTGCATCAGGCGTACCTGACCTGCCCCTGGGTCAGCGCGCCGATCGACCTGATCGCCCGGACGGTGACCGCCGGCGGGCTCCAGGTCGTGTGGGAACCAGCCGACCAGGCAAAAAAGGCGCAGAAAGTCCCCACCGACCCGCCCGAGGTGCAGCGGCTGAAGCGGCTGCTGCGGTTCGTGAACCCGCGCGAGGACATGGTCCAGCTGCTCAGGCAGAGCGTCATCGACCTGAAGCTGTTCGGGGACTGCTTCCTCGAGGTCGTGTGCATCGCCGGGGAACCCGTCGCCCTGTACAGCCTGGACGCGACGACGATGACGGTCCTCACCGACCCGCACGGCGAGGTGCTCGGGTACAAGCAGCAGACCGACGCGGGCCTGTTCGCGGATTTCGCCCCCGACGAGGTCATCCACATTTCCCTCGACTCCCCGCGCGGCGGGGTGTACGGGGTGTCCGGCGCCCAGAAAGCGCTCCTGCCGATCACCGCGTGGCTGTTCGCCGAGGCGACGATCAAGGAGAACTTCCGCAGGGGTGACCCGCCCCGCATCCACGTCGACCTCGGGTCGATGAACACCGGTGAGGTCCAGCAGTGGCGGGAAGAGTACACCGTCTGGAACCTCGGCCCGAAATCAGTCGGGAACCCGGTCATCACCACCGGCAAGGGCGTCGTCACTGTCATCGACCCGCGGAAGGTGACCGACTACCTGGCCACCACCCGCCAGCTGCGTGACGAGGTGCTGTCCACGATCGGGGTTCCGCCAGCCAAGATCGGCGTGATCGAGGCGGGGAACCTCGGCGGCGGCACAGGGGAGTCACAGGACAAGACGTACCGGGTCAACATGATCATCCCCGTACAGGC